GTCGCTGGACTAACAGCAGAAGACTACGGCGGAGCACACGGCACTTCAAAGTCCTACGAGGTCACTGCATCTAACGGACAGAAGTTCACGATGAACTGGTCCGAGCCGACCCAGGTAGACGTTGATATGACGCTCGACGTTGTCGTAGACGACACGTTCGTCGGTAAGGACGAGCTACGTCGTGATATCGTTGACTACATCGGTGGTACTGCGCCAGACGGCACGACCGTGTTCGGCACTGGTTCAGGCGAAGACATCTACGTCGACCAGGTCGAAGACATCGTCACGGGGCCTGACGACACTGGTGTAATTGGCATCTCGTCGTACAGCTTTACTCCAGCGACAACTACCGACGGTAACGGCCTCGAAATCGTGGACATCGGTTCCAACGAGGTCGGTGTCGTAGACGGCTCCGACGGCAGCATCACCATTAACGTGACACGAGTATGACGCTTTATAGTCCTGAACCGCCGCGGAAGGATTGTGTCCTACATCTGCCGTTCGACCATATCGAGGACGACAAGGTTCTCGATATGTCTCCGCAGAAGAACGACGCCACCTCTCTCGGTGATAGAGAGCACATTACTGGTGTAGTCGGCAGAGGCCTTCGGCTCCCTGGTACAAGTGTCGTACAGACAGAAGATTCGTCGTTAGACATTGTAGAGGGCACTATTTCCATCTGGTTTAAATCCGAGGACAAAATACAAAGCACAAGTGTCATTTTTGACAAGTACCCATATGGATACTCAATTCTATTCAACGCCGACGGCTCATTAGCCATTAGATGGGGGAGTGAAAGTGGCGGCTCGACAGAACAGCTCGACGATGGTGAATGGCACCACGCCGCCCTCGTGGGAGATAAGGATGCCAACGAAGTATACCTATACGTAGACGGTGATAAGGTAGATACAACCTCATATGCTGACCCGACAGGAGAAGATAACACTGTCGATGTTGGTGGTAGAGCAGGTAACAGCAGCGTTTCCACGACAGTAGACGTAGACAACGCGCGCATCTACCGAAGGCCGCTTAGCAAGTCCGAAATCAATGCTCTAATCTCTCTGAGCGAGCACAACTCCCGCATGGACTACAGAGAAGTGTGGGAGAACGAAGGTGTGCCGTACGTCGCCAACGAGCCTAACGCTCGCTTCGCTAATACGCTCGGTGAGGAAGACGACTACGTCAAGCGGCAACTCGACTACATCTACGACGCCCGCCACCTCGACTACGCTGCTGGCCAGCAGCTTGACCGTATCGGGCTCCTAATTGGCCTTAGACGCGAGGAGGATGAAGGTGACGAGCGTTACCGCGAGCGCATCCGTGGTACAATGATTGCAGGGCGCTCCGCTGGTACGCGAGAAGACGTTATCCACGCGACGGCGCAGATTGTTGGCATCGACAAGTCTGATGTGCGTGTGGAGCACGCTGGCACGCCTGGAGATGGAACGGTCACCATCCCGAACGGTGCGCTCGATGACAGGGCACTTACGACCGCGGACGTTAAGGACATCCTCGAAGATACAGTAATCGCAGGACACTCTATTACAGTTCAGGAACGATACACTAACCCATTCACAATAACAGATGACCAGACAGCAAACGACCCACTGCTCGGACTCACCTCTGACACCACGTCAGATGGTGGTACACTCGTAGAAGACCTATAAATCATGGCATGGAGCATTTCAGACCTGTTCCCACCCTGGGGAGACACGGGCGAACGACCGTCCGACAACTTCCAGTACGATGGTGGAGACCAGGTCAACGAAAAACACCTCGACTACCTCTGGGATAACGTCGCAGCCCTCGAATCAGAGGTCCGCTCGGCGCTTACGGATATCGACTCAGACAAGGACGGTATCGTAGACGAGGCTGACACCGCAAACCTCTACAAGGGCAACGACATCGACTCGGACGGAGACGGTAAGGTAGACAATGCGGTCAACGCGGATAGAGCGACGACCGCTGACCAGGTGTGGGACGCTGACGCACGGTACGACTACTTCAGCAACCACGACCTCGGTACGGTTCCTGACGGCGACTTCGTTCCGCTGCTCACTATCGGTCTCGATGATGGTGACACGCTCGAAGTGACGCAGGCAACTCTCACACAGAACGGCTTCGACACAGCAGCGCCTTTAGGTATCAACCTAATTATCGCTGTCAAGGAAGACACAGCTTCGCCAAAGACTACCATTCTTAGCGGAGATGGGTCCACGCTATTCGACGACGTTACAGGGGACCCAATCGTATCGTACCAGAACACTTCAGGCTCACACCAGACCGCCGTCATCGCGCTGAATAACGGTGACTTCGGGCAGAGCGGCGTCGGAAGCGACCAGGTCGCACAAGGCGGCTTTATTGCAAGAGTTGTATAATGCCTGCTCTATCGTTCGGTCCAGATGAGCCGTTCTCGGGCATGATTGGCTACTGGAATGACGACCCCGCGAATCTACCTGCTGGCTGGGTCGTCTGTGACGGAAACAACGGTACGCCAAATCTGCTCGATGAATTCGGTCGTGGAGTACCAGACAGCGGCACAGACCCAGGTGCTACAGGCGGACAGCACTCGTATACGCTGAGCACGACGCAGATTCCTGCGCACGACCACTACGTTTCAGGGTCGGATTCGGGTGGCTCGCACAATCACTCAGTATATGCGGCTGAAAACATCGACGGCGACCCTGTCGACGACGAGCACGGGGACCCCGACGGCAACGACCTCGGTAACGGGACAAAAAACAAAAACGTAAACGATGCTGGTAGTCACAGCCACCAGCTTGATATTGGCACAGTTGGGTCCGACGCGAGCATTGATAACAGACCCGCATTTGTAGAGCTTGTTCCAGTGATGAAAACATGACATCGCTTCCATTTGTCGAATCAACGTCTACAAAGCACCCGACTACGTCCATCGCGCTATGGCATGGCGCGCTTAGCGATATTCCCGACGGCTGGATTCTCTGTGACGGAAACAACGGCTCTCCAGACCTGCGCAACAGGTTCCTGAAAGGGTCAGCGAACTACAACGACGGCGCTGGTGCTACAGGCGGACAGGACACTGTAACCCTATCGACATCACAGCTACCGAACCACACCCACAGCACGGATTACCACAGCAGCGGCAACCACAGCCACTCAATCACAGTACTACAGTGGCCTGGTGGCTCAGAAGACTGTGTAGAAAATAGCGGAATCGGGTACGGAACATCTACAGATGGAAGCCACTCGCACGGCTCTACGAGAACGAATGACACTGGTGGCAGTGGCTCGATAGAAAATAGGCCGCACTACTACGAAGTCGCATTTATCTACAAGATATGACATCTTCACAGTTCGTTCCGCGAATCGAAGGAGCCCCGAGCGGCGTGGTAATGCCGTTCTTTGGAGCGATAGTCGACGTGCCACAGGGTTGGGTCGTCTGTGACGGGAATAACGGAACCCAGGACCTTCGGGACAAGTTCGTCAAGGGCACAACAAGTGCCGCCGCGCTACCTGGAACTACAGGCGGCGCGCATTCAAAAACCCTGTCCGTCTCACAACTACCATCACACAGTCACGGCGGCTCTACGGGCTCGACAGGTACGCACAATCACAGCCACAACTACGCCAATCAGTACGCAGACCTTGGCGCAGGAAACGCTGGTGGAGACCCGTATGGTGATGGAGATAGTAAGACTACTTCTACGAACGGAGGCCACGGCCACAGCGGTATAAGCGGTGGCTCCACTGGAGGCGACGGCTCGTTCGACAACAAGCCAGCATACACAGAAGCACTATTCATTCAGAAGACATAAATGACAGACCATACTTGTTCCCGTTGCGGGAAAACGCTGTTTCAGCCAGTTGAAGAGAACGCTAACTACGTAGTGCACGACGATTTTGTCGAAGAGGAAGACCAGGAGGTCCACTACGCTCACAAGCACACTCGTGACACCGAGCACGCGGTTGCGAAGGTGCAGTTAGAACAGTATCGTGGGAGCGATGAGCCACAGGACTTCGACTCTCTCGCATCGGAGATGGCGCATCCTGAAGCCGACGAGAAGCGTGCGATTACCGTCGGAACTGAGCGAAAAGAATTCGATGATGGCACGTTCGTAGAGACGGCTCGGCAGAAGGAAGTGCCGTTTTCCATCCCGCTCGAAGAATTCGAGACGGAAGAGACCGACACGCCAGAAGCCGTCAAGGAAGACGACGTTGCCCTCGTCGAAACGAAGGTGGAGAAGCGACCTGTCCAGAAGACTGGTCTCGTTTGCAGAGACTGCACTAAGGACAGCGACGAAATTATCTGGGGACCCGATGCGTAAACGTTAAGTGTCTCCAGCTCCTATACACTGACATGTGGTTCAGAAATCTGATACGTAGCATCCTGAAAGCTCTCTACGGCCCGCCCCGTGACGAGGAGATAGAGCAAGCCAAGGAGAACAGCGTGATGGTACGTTCAGGAGACTACGGTGATGCCAAATACGTCATTACCGTTCGGTCGTCCAAAAAGCTGCGGGAGTCCAAAGGCTACTGGCCCGAAAAGCTCGTCTCCAAGGCGCTCGCTAACGCATTAGACGCACATGAGGTTAGCTATCGTATCGAGTGGGGCATCGACACGACGTTCGACCCGCCCGTAGACGACCCATACGCAAACGACTTCGAGACAATCCAGTGGGCTGGAGACCAGGAGTGGACAGACGCAGACG